TCGCCTCGTATATTACTATACGAAACTACTGTATATCACTGCAAAATGGTAGTTAAAAAACTTCTAAAAAGAACGTAGAATAAAAAACCATTCGACCATAATATACAGGCGAGGCAATCTGACTCTTAAAGTTGCCACCTAGCTAAAAGCCTCGAGACAAATCTCGAGGTAAAATACCAAGTGGCTTCTTAAAAAGCCGAGATTGTCTCCTATGTGCGCAAGCACATGACGTACGGGTCGCTCGTACGATTATGTCCATACCTAGTTTTAGATAGTTGCATGGGCATTAACGAGATCTAAGATAAGACACTCGATCGATCTCTTACAAAATCAAGTGAATTTTTATAAATATTATAAAGTTTACACAAAAGCCTCTAAGAAGCTTCAGTGAGGGAGTACTCATAATAAATGGGTACTCCAGTAAAGAAGAAGAGGCTGAAATCCTCTCCCACAGCAACATGCTCTTGATAGACAGTGCCCAAACGTTCTGGCTGGGGACCAGTTGTATTAATCAATACATCAGTAGTCCTGACAACGTGTGAGTTGCAATCAAGGTCTTGTGCCTCGATAGTTCTGGCTGCTGAAAACCTTTGCGGGTAATAATACGGAAGCTCAGCTTCGATTGTATTATTAATCGTCAAGTTGGTAGCAGCAATACCAGCACCAGTGGAATTTCCAAACCGTGAAGTAAGGTATTTCTGAATAGTCTGTCTCGTTTCAGCCAACGAGAAGAATGAGAAATTGAAAATACCATTTCCACTATTGGAAAATCCTGTTCTAAGAACATAAGGTGATTGGGTAGTGTTAAATGCGGAAAAGAAAAACTTTCTTCGCATAGCACCACGGAAACCAGCATAAGCTGGTGTAAACCATGATACGTATGGTGTGGGTCCCACAGTCAATGGCGTAAAGCCATCGGCAGCGAGATCAACTCCCCTGGGATCATATCCCGTATAATAAGGCATATTCTTATTCCTAACACTATTCAATCGAACAGTATCCTCAGCTGCTTGTGAAGGGTTCCAGAAACGAGTAAACGTGTAACGTTTACACAATTCCCTAATGGAACATGGTGGATCACCATAGTAAACCAGATATGTGTTATCTGATTGATCTCCTTTACTAGCAATTTGCATCAGTTCTCCGGAAGCAGTCGGTTTATCACTCTGAGTAGTATCACCAGTTTCAGTATTAGGTGCACTACTCTGTGACTCCAACGGTTCCTCCTCCTCCTCCAAACACTCAATACTAGACTGAGCATTAAGAGTTTGGGGAAACAAATGGAAATTATTAAACTTACCATTAGTAGGAGCTGCGAGTTTAAAATCGTCGCACGCTGAAACAAATACATTAATGGAAATTGGTGAGTCAATGCTTGGCGAAACAAGTTCGTTAAGCACCGCCAATTCCAAAATGCCGTTACCCTGACTAGTATCTTGTAAAAGTCTGGATGAATCGGAGAAATTCGATCCTGTTGAATAGGGGGTTCCACACTCTTTCCAGGGTGTAGATTGACCCCAACCAACAACAATTTCGAAATCATCTGTTTCGGCAATGTCGATAACTCGGGAATAATTCGTGTTATATTCAATCGACGACGTAAATTGGTTTGGATCCCATCTGACAAGAATACGACCTTTGTGAAAGTCGCTCTTGACGATTTGAAATCGAAACTTAAGAGATCCTTGCCACTGCTCAAAAGCAGTAGCCATATGTGCCAAAGGCGTCATATGAATCTCCCCACCTACGTTGTCGAGTTGCATAGGTAATACACGAGTATTCCAAAGCAAATCATCAACTGAATCAGAAGGTGACCACGCAAATTGCGTAAGATAGGATTCTTTCTTAACATAATCAAGAATTCCCATCTCGTCACATCCATCTAATCCAACTGTTCTTGAATCCACAGTTACTTCTGCCTTAGAATCTAAAGTCAATTTCAAAGCTGCATCAGCAGCATCAATATTGGCTAAATTTCCTGTAGGCGTCGGTTTATACTGAGCAATGTCTGTGATGACATTAGGTCGGCTATAACCAAATAACTGTGCAACCTTACTGACAGCATTTGACCCAATTTGGGTTGCTGTCATATAAGGTCCAATAATCGGGAGATTAGTCAAAGCACCCGCTGCTTTTGCAATCGCTGACGCCGGTTTGGATATAATTCCAGAACCATATTCGTCAGGCGACGCAATATTATTCTTTTCATCCTTCTTCGATCTCCGCCCACTTTGTGACGAAAGTGGGGGATCAGACGAAGTAGGAATAGTAAGAACAACATCGGTTGCCCAAACATAAGTAGTAACAGTCACAGGATCATCTCCTCCATTTGCATGAAGAAGATTACCAAATGAACTGACTACAATTTCTCCCATATCAC